TCGTGTATACTCAACAGAAGACTGCACTGCCGACTTGAAGAACGATGCTGCGCCAGCACCAGCAGCAACAAGACCGACACCAATTGAAGACAAGGCCGAACCGCGAGCCATTTGGGCCTGTGCGGCCTTCATGGTCTCCTTGTCGACCTCACGCATGTTGTTCTTGAAGTCCTTGAGGACACGAGACGCTTCGTCACGAGCACGAAGTACCAGGAACACCTCGCGTGTCGAAAACGCCATCGTGTCCTCCTCTCACCCCTTGGGTATCTGCATACGTGCCTGACGATCCGCCTGTTGTTTCTGTTCCATCTCGGCGATGGCATCCATAGCTATGCCGACACCCATCATCAAGTAACCGTCTTGCTCGAGGATTCCGCCCGGACCAGGCAGGCAATTAAACCTTCTGCACTGTGAGGCAATTCCAACAAAGAACTGTACCTCAGAGTCTGCCTGGCCATTCAGTACTACGCTGCTCCTGATCCGGGCTGTGAGTTTTCCTCTTCCTCCTCGAAGTTGTTCATCTCTGAGATGTACGACTCGATCTCCTGGCCAACACGGGGATCGAGTTGGTTGAAGTCGGAAGCTCTGGTGAGATCGAGCTTTCGACCTCCGGCGTCCTCGAGGTTGTGATCGACGATGCACTTGGCGTACTCGAACTCGGTTACCTTGACGTTGGCCATAGCCATCTCGCCTCGGAAGTCCTTGCTCCTTCCGCTGCCCTCGATCTCGAGCTTGGTGAACATGCGGCGCTGAAGGATCTGTCCGTACGACATACGCCGTAGCACAACAAACCCCTCGTCGCACGTCTTCAATTCGAACCTCTTTGTGGACTCCACATCCACTGTTGCATTCGGCACTTGGTCCTCCCTCAGGACAGGTTGCCAGTTACGGAACGGTGATGTCTTCCTGCGTCTTGACGATGAGCTGGTAAGACTTACCAGTACCATCCACGACACCGTTGTAGGCGACTGAAGCACGCAGAAGATCACCCTGACCACTCAGCCCGACCTCGTACGTGTTGACGATTGAAGCAGGCATGTCGATCTGTACGACGTTGTTCGCAGTACGAGTGGCCTTCAACGTGATGGACTTGGACGTCAGCGTCTTGAAGGCATCGTACTCGGTGCGAGCCTCGAAGTCCCTTTCCACCGACATGGTTGTCGAGCGCTCCCCGAACGCTACGAACTGAGCACCGATACCGGTGTTCTTCAAACGGTACTGCGGCTCTGCGTTGTCCTCGACCTGGAACGAGAAGCTGTCGGTATCGAAGACAGCGGTCGTGGTCGGGATCTCGAGCGTGTACAGACCCATACCGAACGGAGCAACCGTAGGCCAAGTCACACCTGTCAGAGCACCCTGTGCAGCTTCGTTGTTCCCGACGATGCTGGCGTTCAACTTGAGAGCGCCGTCTTCGATCGAGATGGTGAAGCTCGACACGATGCACCCCGTGTAGCCATGCACCATACCGTTACGGTCGACCGAGATCGACAACGTCTTGGCAGGAACAGCAGCAGCGGTCGGAATGAACGTGTACGTGAAGTTGGGAGTTGTTCCCGTCTTCACACAACTGGTACGAGCACCGCGGAGGAAGTAGAGCAGAACATCCTCCGTGCAGTCCATCGTGATATCGCCCTCGACGTGGGCGTTACCAGCGACAGCTCCCAGAATCTCAGCGGTGTACCGAATCGGCCTACGCCATACGGTGTCCTGCTGGTACTGGAGAGACTCGTTGTCGATCGGGATGAACTTGGTAGGAGCGATGTAGGTACCCTGCGTGACTTCGAAAGCCACGCCCATCGCACCACCTGCGCCAATGCCTACGGTCACTGTCCGTCACCTCCTTCAGGCTTCGTCGAGCCGTCAACCGGGTCCGTGTTGTCATCAGGCACCACAGGGCTGGTGCTCTGGGGCCCTCCGTGTGTTTGCCCGGGAGGAGTCTCCTCTGCGTCCTTGGACTTCTTCTTGGAAGCCGAGACCTTGATGCCTTCTCGATCCTTGAAGTACTCCAGAACAGTGGGTCCAGGCTCCTCAGTGGTATGCGTCACCATACCAGTGTCAGGATTCGTGTGATACGTCACGATCTGATGGACGACGCGGAAGGCAGCTGCCTCTTCGTCGGACACCTCGTACGTGCCACCGTTCTCGAGGATGCCAAGACCTTCCAGGTAGACCTCCACGCCCTTGCCATAGTTCGGGAGATCCAGTTCCAACTTGTATCCCATGTCTACACCTCCGTCATGGGCTAGGGGGCTAGGAGTGTCTGCGACCTACCAGTCAAGGTAACTCGCGCAGTGCGAATAACGGTATTCGCACCCTTTCTTTGGTAGCCAGATTCGATACTCTCAACCAGGCTACTAATCACCAGACCCCCTAGTTGAGGATCTGCATGAAACAGGGTTTCAACCGCCTCTGCCATAATATCAGCTTGTCGGCGGTTCGTCTGTGGATCGGTAGTCTTACCGTGATACACCAGGATCGCAACAGAGAAGTCATTCTGCGTCCTACGACGAACGCCATTGAACTCTCTACGCTTAGTGTCAGGCTCTACACAGATCGCAGGGAGAAACTGGAGCACATCCTGGTCACCGTAGAAGGTGTTCACTATATCAGTAGCCGTCGACAAGCCTAGCGCCACCTTGTTGGTGTTGATCTTGGCCAGAGCGAAGTCGCAGATGGCAACGAGGGAGTCAGTGTTAGGCATGCATCTTCCCCCAATGCTCTGCGATACGCTCTTCGAGCCACTTGGTGAAGACTGCCTGGATAGCAGGAATGTCCTCTGCCTGAAGCATGACGAAAGGCCGCGCAGGGATGTTCATGTCGACACCGCGCAGCTGTTGACCAGACCTGCGAGCAGCTCTGATCGTCTTATTGATCTTGTTGATCGCTGCAGAAGCATCTCCTCCAGAAGCCTTGATGGCCTTCTTCATACTCGTACCATATCCCTCTTGGTGAATCTTGCCATACTTAGTAGGGATATCGAGGAGGATTGCAGCGTTGTTATTTACAGTCCAGATGTTGTACCTGGACATAGCAGTCTGAAGTGCACCCGTCCTATTCAGAAGCCTGTTGACGGGATCACCCATGTTCTGGCGAATCTCGATCGTAGCAGGTGAGTACGGTTCCCAGGAGGGTCTTCCCTCGACATTGAAGTTCCGCATGATGCTCGGGATTATCACCTGCTGGACGGCACGCTTCAGTGGCTCTCTGAAAGAGCGGATGTCCATACTGAGCTTGTCGATGTCCCTAGCGATGATGCCGATACTCGGCTCGAACGTAAGCTGAGGAACGGAAGACTTCATCACCTTGGGGTTGATGCGAAGCTTTCTCGCGATGTTCGCATGGATCTGGGCATGGTTAGGAACTCCTGTGGCCACTACCAGATCACCCCCATCGTGAACGCGGGTCCTCCCAGACTCATGTCGTCGGGGTTCGGCTCTTGTGCACTCGAAGCATCCGTCGGGTAGTAAAGAGGTGACGAGACATCCTCGGGTGTAGAGTCGGTCGGATCGATAACCAAGGTACCTGCGATCAGTCCCTCGATCAGGGCCTCACCATTTGCCCAAAGCCATAGGGCGTACTCGTTGAGGTCCTCTTCGCTTGACTGAGAGCGATTGATATACCCCGCGACATACTCCATGCCAATGATCTGCTGGACGATGTCGGGTGTAGTGCCAGGGGAGATCCATGACGTAGTGTCAAAAGCAACAGCTAGCTTCGCCAGCGCTGTTACTGCGACACTGTGTTCGAGGTTCGCATCGAGCGCGGAAATCGGCAGCTTAATGGCCTCGGCCCAAGCTTGCGCGTCCGCGATGTCGATATTCGCCACGGATCTCCCCTGTCCCTACTTACTTCGCCGGCGGAGTACTTGGCTTCGCCGGTGCCTTGTTCGCTGCAGCGAGCTGTGCTTCGAGCTCTGCCACCCTCGCAGCGAGGCTCTCGTTCTCTTCTGCCAGCTCGGCTGCCGAAGCGTCCTGCTCACGCGGGACCGGAGGAGTACCAACGGCACCCGCTTCCTTCAGCTGCTCGAACGTCTCCTTGTCGGGGAAGTCCGACTGCTTGACGTCATCACCCTCATCGATCCAGGTGTAGGTGCCGTCTTCCTTCCCGACCTTGATATTGGTCAGTGCTACCGTTGCCATCAGCTATGCCTCCAAACGTT